GAACTAGCTTCATTGACTCCTGCAATACTTAATAAATGACCAGATGCAGTATATGTTAAAGAACTACCAGAAACATCAGAAGTTAAATCAAAACTACAATCTGTAAGGTATACTATTGTTGGAAAGCCTATATGAACTAAATGAACAGGTCTTATATTTCCTGTTGCAAGTTCTGTTTTAACTGCACTTGTTAATCCTCTTGCCATTATAAACTTTCACAGACATCAAATTCAAAATTAAATAAAGGCTCTCCATCACCATCTGCATTATTAGCAGGGAATTCTTGTAAATCGCTAACTAAATGAACTGTAAATGGAACATTATCATAAGCTACACCTTCATCATTTGCTAATGCTGAAACTAAAGGAGGCTCTATAGTAACAGTAGCGGCATTACTACTAGAAGTGACATCCGCAACTACCATGTAAACCTTCGTATGATTGGCAAATTTTAAAAAATCTCCTGCACGAAATCTATGCGTTCCATCTGCATGAAACCCATCCATAGTAATCGTGGTATCTCCTACAGTATGTGCATTGTTTACTAATACTGTTCCAGACTCATTTCCTTTAGCATTTAGGTAATTAGGAAATGTAATTGTAAAATCTTCCTTGCTTGATCTTTGTTTCATTATAAAAGCCATGATTGATTGAAAAGCCAATCTTGGTTGTGTTTTATAACTACAAGTAAATTTAAACCTTTGACCATCTACTTGCCTTCTAAATGTTTTCCCACTATCAGTAGTAGACATAAGAGTTTTTTGTTCACTTTTAATATTTATAGCTGTGAAATCTGTGTTGGGTAAAGCACCACTCATACTAGACTTGCCCTTCCTTGTTCATTAACAGCACTATTAATCATACCTACTATTGTTCCTCTACTATTAGTTAGTAATTCATTAAATCCTTTTGCGTCTACTGTTGTAATATTGAAGTTTACAGTTGTAGATCCACCACCTAATTGATCGTTTGGTACAATAGTTCCTGCACTATCTGGTACAAATAATTCTGGCCCTCTTTCTCCCACAAGACTAGTTCTACCAACAGGCGGTCTACCACCATCTGCAAATCCTCTAATCTTATTGACTAATCCCATACCAAAAGATATAGCACCGCCAACAGCTAATATATTGAATGGAAATGGAATAGAAGCAAATGTTTTTAATGCACCTTCATAAACACTTATCAAAGCACTTTTAATTGAACGCATTTTAAATAATTCTAGAGATTTATCTAAAGCCATTTGTACTGCTTGACCAATCAATGCCTCTACTAATGCTCTTTTAATTGCATCACCGAATGATTTCATGTTTAGTTTACCTGTAATTACAAAATCAGTTAATGTACTTTTTAAACTATTGAATGCTGTTTCACCTGCTTTTTGAAATCCATCAAATATATTTTCATTCATAGCATCTTGGAATCCTTTTTTAAATCTTTCAAAACTATTTAATGCTACTTCAACTTCTTCTGTAGTTGTATCACCTAATCCTTCAAGAGCATTTTGCATATGTTCACCTAATTCTGTTCCGTGTAGAATTGCTCTATTCATATCTCTTGTCATTTCTTTTATTTCTTCATCTGATCGTTGTGCTTGAATAGCAATATTTCCTAGTGCATCTGCAAAAGCTGATCCAAATTTAGTACCATGTTCAATAGCTAAATTAGTATTCTCAATTCGATTTCTTATTGACTTCAATAATTCATTTTGTTCTTTATATGCGGTATTTAATTCAAGAACTTTTATTCCTACTCTTTTTGTAGTTGGCTCTGTAAAAGCAATAAGTTCATTTATATCTTCTAATGATTGAACACTCTCTAATAACTCATCATTAGGTAATTTTAATAGTTCTTCTAAAGCCTTTTCATTTTTTACTTCGTCTATAAAATCTGTAACTTTATCAAATAAAAAAGAAATACCCGCTAAGGCTACAGCACCTTTTTTACCAAATAACAATGCACCAATTAAACCTACATTTTGAACAAATGATGGTAATGAAGCAAATCCTGTAATTGTACTACCTAAAGCATTAGAAATAGTTTTAACAGCAGGTGCAACTTTTTTTATTGTTTCCGATGTTTTACCTATAGCACCTGCAAAGTTCTCACCTATTGATCTTGCAATATCTTCAATTTGTTGTTCATTTGCCTCTAAAAATGTATTTAAATCACCAAATTCATTTTTTAATTCATCAAAAAATCCCTCTGCTACATCTTTTTGAAAGTTAAAATATTTATCCCCTATCATTGATAGAGTTCCATCTAATGTTTGTGCTAAGTCTTTTGTTGCGTTTGCAAACCTACCATCACCACTAAATGCTTTTTCAAATGCTTCTACTGTTTCATCTACTGAAACTTTTGCACCTTCTTTAAATCCTAATAAACTTCTTACACCTTTTTCTCTAAATATATCTGCACTAGCAATACCACCTGCAAATGCTCTTTGAATTTGACTAGCTGTGGTTTCAAAATCTAGTCCTGTTACTGATGCAACATTACCTGTAATCTCTAATATTCTATTTAAATCATCTGCGTCTTTAGCAACAACAGCAAGATTTCCAGATGCCCTTGATATAGCTTCTAGTGAAAATGGTACTTTACCTGCAAATTTTGTAAGATTATCAAATGCTTTTGATCCTTCTTCTGCTGATCCAAATAAGAATTTAAATCTAACTCCAAGACTTTCTACTTCTCTACCAACATCAACAAATGATTTTACTACTGCACCTGCACCAATACCAATTAAAGCACCTTTAAGACTAAAGACTGATTGCTTTACACTATTTAATCTACCTTGTACTCTACTTAATGCTTGTTTGCTTTTATCTTTAGCAATAATATTAATATTGAGGTTTTTATCTGCCATTTTTCATCTTTGCTATGCGTTGCTGTCTTTCATTTTCTTCGTGTTGTAATTCAAAGTACGATAACCACAACATAAACTCAAAAGTAGACATTTGCAATATTTCTGCAACTGTTTTGTGTAATTTCTCAGCGATTGCTAAGATATTGAAAATTTCTGGTGTATCTTTTATTTTTTTTTTAAAGCAGGAATATCTTGTTCTGAGTTCATAATCGCAGAAGATACTCTTGCAATAATATCGGTGTCAGCTTTAACTTTGAATTTAAGTTTATGTTCCATGTTGAACATCTTTTCCCCATCCTTAGTTAAAGCCTTTTCAATAATAACATCTATTAAAACATTAAGATCGTTATCATTTGCACCTTTAAATATTTTAGCTTTTTCAAGCATATTAAAAGGTTTGGAATAAATAGATTTATCACCTACTAATCCCCATTCTGGAACTTCAATAATCTTAGTTTCTAAAGCCTCAAAATGACCTTTGACTCCCTCAAAGAAGTCAATTTTATCTGATGTCATCTAGTTCTTAAACTGTACCGATAGTTAAAGCACCTGTGCCTTGAAAAGCAACAGTTCTTGTAGATACTCCGTCTAAGCTAACACCAACTGACATTGATGTTACAATACCATTACCTGCAAATGATTGATCTCCAGATGCGTTTCCTTCTGGTAATAATGTGAAAGCTATTGTTACACCAGAGTCTAAAGTTTCCTGTGCTGTATCACCTTCGTCATAGTGCATATCTATTGATCCACTAAATGCTGTTCTTCCTGCTAAGTATGTTTTTGCAGAATTACCAAGACTTGTATCTTCTACAACATCTGCTGTTGTATCTATTGTAAAACCTGTGACCGCACCAATGACTGTGCTACCTGCTTTTACAACACCTTCTTTACCATGATGTGCCATTTAATTACTCCTTTGTAATTGGTTTATTATATTCTTTTTTAACTTCTTTTGGTTTCATTTCAACTTTTTTTTGAACACCATTAGAAGTTTCTTGAACATAGCCTAGTTTTAAAAACTTATCAAGGCTATTAGGATTGATACAAACTATATCACTCCCTTTAGTCATTATTATATCTTTAGCCATTATGCCGTTCCTCTCGTAAATTCATATAAAACTCTTACCACAATTCTAACTGCACCAATAGGAAAAAGAACACCTTCATCTGCTGATACATCTACAATTTGTGTATCAATAGCATTATTATTTCTAGTAATATCATTATCTAATGTTTCTTCTACTACTT